TCATTGAAGAATGTGCAGCCTTTCCGTTCGGGGATCATGATGACTTGGTCGACTCCACCACTCAAGCGATCATGAGATTTAGACAAGGTGGATTAATCGAACATCCAGAAGATTATGTGGATGAAGTCGTAGAACAGAAGAAAAGGATTTATTACTGATGGTTAAAGTTCCGTTAATGATAGCAAAGCCAGTGCTAAAAAAATTTAGAAAATTTGTCGAAGATAGAAATAAAACTAGTAGGAAACTTAATAAAAAAGGTGGTAGTTTTAAAAATATAAATACAGCACAACAAAGATTAGATTCTGCTAAAGAGTACACATCAGGTGTAGTTAATTTTTTAAAGAAAAAGAAAGCACCTGCAGCAGCTTTAAAAATGGTTAAAAAAGGTTTTGATGAAGTTGTTAAAAGAAGAAAAGAGTTTAGAGATGCTGTTGCTGAATCAACAGCTAAAAAATTAAAAGGAAGAAAACCAAACTTCAAAGGTGGTTTAATTAGAAAACCTAAACTAGCTACGAAAGGCTATTAATGGACTACGGCAAGAAGTACATGGCCAATGCTGATAAAGCAACTCAACAAAAATTTAATGAGATTGTAAAAGATTTAAGAGTAGACATGTCTTTAGAGTCTGCGGTAAGCGAAGCATTAAGACAGATGAGAGAAATGAGACAAGGTAAAAAAGGCGGTGGTATGATTGATAAACCACTTGGTTCAGGAGGCGTGAAATCTGGCCCACCACCAAAATCAGGACCTAACCCACAGGGGTTGAAAGTTCCTTTAAAACAAGTTAGAAGCTAACATTGGAGAAATTTTAAATGGCAGATATAGATAAGTCCCTTCCTAACGAAATTCGAACAGAAGTAGAAATACCAGCTGAGGAAGAAGTTGTAGAAGAGGAAGTAGTAGAACAAGGTCCCGTAGAAGTTATACCTGAAGAGGATGGTGGAGTTACATTAGACTTTGAACCAGGAGCGATCAATGTTCCAGGAACCGAGAATCATTTTGATAACTTAGCTGACATTTTACCTGAAGATATTTTAGAACCAATCGGAAACGAAATGGTTGACAACTACATGGAATATAAAAATTCCAGAAAAGATTGGGAACAAACTTATATTCAAGGTTTAGATCTTTTAGGATTTAAATATGAAAATAGAACTGAACCTTTCCAAGGAGCAAGTGGTGCAACTCATCCTGTACTTGCTGAAGCAGTCACACAATTTCAAGCACAAGCTTACAAAGAATTATTACCTGCAGAAGGACCTGTAAGAACAGATATTATCGGAGTGGATTCTCCACCTGTTCAACAACAGTCTCAACGGGTTAAAGATTATATGAATTATCTTTTAATGGATCAAATGGAAGAATATGAACCTGAGTTCGATCAAATGTTATTTCATTTACCACTAGCTGGTTCGACGTTTAAAAAAATATACTATGACCAGTTATTAGGGAGAGCAGTGAGTAAATTTATTCCTGCTGAGGATTTGATTGTTCCGTACACGGCTACCTCATTAGACGAAGCGGAATCAATCATCCACTCTTTAAAAATTTCTGAAAACGATTTAAGAAAATCACAAGTCAGTGGTTTCTATTCTGATGTAGAACTTGGTCCTCCAGGTGTCGACAACAATGATGAATTAACAAAGAAGGAAAGAGAAATTTCTGGAACTAAAAAAACAGGTAAGCAAGAAGATGTTTACAATGTTTTAGAGTGTCATGTTAATTTAGACTTAGAAGGTTTTGAAGATATCGGTGCAGATGGTGAGCCAACAGGAATTAAACTTCCATATATTGTAACGGTTGAAGAAGCATCAAGAAAAATTTTATCGATTAAAAGAAACTATGCACCTGATGATATTAAGAAAAAGAAAATTTCTTATTTTGTTCATTTCAAATTTTTACCAGGTCTAGGTTTTTATGGTTTTGGTTTAATCCACATGATTGGTGGATTAAGTAGAACTGCAACTGCAGCTTTAAGACAATTACTAGATGCAGGAACTTTATCTAATTTACCTGCTGGATTCAAGCAACGTGGTGTTAGAGTAAGAGATGAAGCGTCACCAATTCAACCAGGTGAATTCAAAGATGTAGATGCACCAGGTGGATCATTAAGAGATGCATTCTTTCCACTACCTTACAAGGAACCTTCTCAGACATTATTGTCATTAATGGGAATTGTTGTTGGTGCGGGTCAAAGATTTGCAGCCATTGCTGATATGCAAGTCGGAGATGGAAATCAAGGCGCAGCCGTTGGAACAACTATTGCTCTTTTAGAACGTGGTTCAAGAGTCATGAGTGCAATCCATAAACGATTGTACGCGGCAATGAAAAAAGAATTTAGATTACTTGGAAAAGTTATTTCTCAATACTTACCACCTGAATATCCATACGACGTGGTTGGAGGAGCTAGAACTATTAAACAATTAGATTTTGACGATAGAATAGATATTATTCCTGTTGCAGATCCAAATATATTTTCTCAGTCACAAAGAATTACAATGGCACAAACAGAATTACAATTGGCGCAATCGAATCCACAGATTCATAATTTATATAATGCATACAGAAAAATGTATGAAGCAATTGGAGTGAAAGATGTTAATCAAATATTACCTCCACCTGCTCCAGTTCAACCTGTTGATCCAAGTGTCGAGCATATTAATGCATTAAACGCGAAACCTTTCCAAGCTTTCCCTGGTCAAGATCATAGAGCACACATCACAGCGCATTTAAACTTTATGTCAACTAACATGGTTAGAAATAATCCTGTGGTTATGGCTTCAATTCAAAAAAACATTCTTGAACACATATCAATCATGGCCCAAGAACAAGTACAAATTGAATTCAGAGAGCAAATGATGCAGATGCAAGTGCTACAACAGCAAGCACCAACCAATCCACAGTCAGCACAATTGCTACAACAGATAATGCAGACGATTGAAGCTAGAAAAGCGGTGTTGATTGCTGAAATGACAGAAGATTTTATGAAGGAAGAGAACAAAATCACATCACAATTTGATTCAGATCCACTTTTAAAACTAAAATCTAGAGAAGTTGATCTACGAGCCATGGAAAATGAACGTAAAAAACAAAATGATGAGGCTCAACAAGAACTTGCAAGAGCAAGATTGCTACAATCTAGAGATTTAGCGGAAGATAAGCTTGAACAAAACGAAGATTTAGCTAAATTAAGAGCTGGAGTTAGCCTTGCTAAGTCTGGTGTACAACAAATGTCTGTTATTGACGAAAATTAATGGTATATTAGTTTAACAAAAGGTAAAACATTATGATGAACTATAAAAAAGCAAAACAGATGGCAGTTCCAAGTCAAAATGTAGAGATAGATCCTAGATCTAAGACTACAGCTGACGGTACTTACAACTATATTCCTACAGGAGACAAGGAAAAAGTTAGAGGTACTAAAAGAATGCTATCTAATAAAAAGAAAACTGCTACTTGGTACTAAATTATGTGGTTATCGGCAATTAAATTAGCCGTTTCTGCTGGAAGTAAAATTTATGCTAACAAGCAGAAGACGAAAATGGCGATGTCAGAGGCACAACTCATGCACGCTACAAAAATGGCCCAAGGCCAGGAAGCTTACCAAGGCAAATTATTAGAAGCAAGGCAATCGGACTGGAAGGACGAGGCGGTCCTTGTAATATTAAGCACGCCCGTGTTAATTTTAGCGTGGGCAGTCATATCGGATGATCCAACAGCGATGGACAAGGTAAAATTATTCTTCGAAATGTTTTCACAGCTTCCCAGCTGGTTCACTAATTTATGGATCCTTGTCGTGGCGAGTATTTATGGTATAAAGGGTACACAAATTTTTAGAAACGGAGGAAATAAAAATGGCAAATAGAATTTACAACAAACAAGTTACACCTAAAGGCTACAAAGCTGGTGGAAAAATTATGAAAGCTGCAAAAAAAGATGGAAAAGTAAGAGGAGATATTAAACTTGGACGTGCTTTAGTAGAAGCTTTTGGATCTAAAAAAACAATTAATAAAATGAAATCTAATATTCAAGATCAAAATAGAGTCAAAAAAATGGGCGGTGGTTCATTAAAAGCTGTCCCTGCTGGAAACAAAGGTTTAAAAAAACTACCCACTGAAGTTAGAAACAAAATGGGTTACATGAAAAAAGGAGGAAAAGTCCATGGCAAATAATTTATATAATAATCAAGTTACACCTAAAGGATATAAAAGAGGTGGCGGCGTAAAGAAACCTGGTAAAGTCAGATCTTTCTTTGGAAAAATTAGAAAAAAAATTGCACCAACTTTTAGCGAACAATTTTCAGATGCAAAGAAAAAAGGTAAAAAAACTTTTACATCAACCAGAGATGACAAGACTAAAGGTAAATTAGAATATTCTACAAAGACAGCAGCAGAAGTTAAAGCAGCTAAGAAAAGAATGTCTGACAGAGAAAGAGCTCGTGTTGGAGATACTAGTAAACAACTTTCTGAAAAAGGTGCAGCTTTTAAACTTGCTAGAAAATCTGGTAAAAAAACTTTTACACACAAAGGTAAAAAATATTCAACACTTTTAAAAGGTGAAAAACCAAATAAGATAATGCCTGAACTATCTGGCAAAACTTCTAAGAAAATTAAAAAGTTTGTAGGTGCATAATGAGTCTTGAAAAAGATCAACTTAAAAAACGAGAAGAAAAGTTTAGTAAGGAAACAAAAAAATTTCAGAAAATAGCTAAAGAGGCTAAACAAACTCCAGGAACACCTGATGATGGATACAAAATAGATTACTCTAATCTTAAAAGAAAACCTAAACCAAAATATAAAGCTAAAGGTGGTTTAATACATGGTAAACCTAAGTTAGCAAAGAAAGGTTTTTAATATGGCTAAACTTTGTGCCAAAGGAAAAGCCGCAGCTAAAAGAAAGTTTAAAGTATATCCATCTGCATATGCGAATATGTATGCATCAGGAGTATGTTCAGGTAAAATAACACCTGGTGGAAAGAAAAGAAAAAAGATGATGGGTGGTGGAAGAATGATGCCTGATAGAGTTATGTTAAAATCAGGTGGTATGTGTAAGCTAGCTTCAAAAGGAAAAGGGAGAGCTTACGGAAAGAATTCATAATGGGACTAAGAAAATGGGTTTCAGAGAAATGGGTAGACATCGGAGCTCCGAAGAAGGACGGCAAGTACCAACCGTGCGGGAGAAGCAAAGGCTCGAAGAGGAAATATCCAAAATGCGTCCCACTTGCAAAAGCCACACGAATGACAAGCTCACAAAAGGCGAGTGCTGTCAAACGAAAAAGAGCAGCAGGTAATACAGGACCTAAGCCAACTAATGTTAAAACATTTACAAAGAAAAAATAATGGCAACTACAAAAAAGAAATTAACTACAGCACAAAAGTATAATCAACTTAAAAGACAAACAGAAAATGCTGGTATGAAAGTTAAAGAAGTAGACGGTAAAATAGTAGTTACCAGAAAGAAGAAAAAATAATGATTAAAAATTTTAAAGACATTGTAGTTTTATTAATCACAACTGGTGTTTTAATTTTATTGGGTATCATTATTATTGGAGACTATTGGGTAGCTGTTAAAGAAGATAGACCTATAGATGATAGTATAATAGTACTTATGAAAATGTCAGTTACAGGATTAATTGGAGTTATAGGTGGATACATTGGAGGAAGTAAAAGCTAATGGCAAAAACAGCAGCATGGCAAAGAAAAGAAGGTAAATCTAAATCAGGTGGATTAAATAAAAAAGGCGTTGCATCTTATAGAGCAGCTAACCCTGGATCAAAATTAAAAACAGCAGTAACCACTAAACCGTCAAAATTAAAAAAAGGATCTACGGCAGCAAATAGAAGAAAATCTTTTTGTGCTAGAATGACAGGGATGAAGAAAAGATTAACTTCAGCTAAAACTGCAAGAGATCCAAATAGCAGAATTAATAAATCTTTAAGAAAGTGGAATTGTTAGTGTGAGAGTTACTAGAAAAATTATCCAGTATTTAGAAGATATGGAAAAGAAAGCTAAACAGATGAATTTTATAAAGAACTTAAAAAAAGAAGTAGAAACGGGTGCGAATGGCACTCAAGACTATATAATAAAAAAAGGTGAAAACACAGGAAAGGTAGCAAAGAAATAATGCAATTAGAAACAGTAATCAATAAACTTATTAGATTTTTAAACTCAAGAGTAGAACAATTGTCTATATCAGTCACTTCAGGTGGTGTTGACAATATGGAAAATTACAAGTATATAATAGGACAAATCAATGCATTGGAATCAGTGCATCAGGAAATCTCTAACCTGCTAAACGATAAGGAGCATAATGAAGGAACAGTCATCGATATTAACACCAAACAATGATCTC